TTCCTCCTGTAAGGGTTCATGCCCTTGTCGAGTGGGAAGGCACAAAGACAGTTTACCAGCAAAACATTGGAATCGACAGAACTGCTTCCATTGTTGTCCATTTTCACAAGAGGCGCTTGACAGAGGACCAAGATCTTTATGTCAGGGAAGGCGACTTTGTTCTTTATGGCGATCTCTATTATGAAATCGTCACACTTGAAGAGCCAAAACAACTCTACGGTCAGATCGACCACCTATTAGAGATTTCAGCCAAGTGTCTCAGGGCACGAGAGGATCTATTCGATGGCACCTAAATACGACCACACAGGAATAGAAGGAGCAAACGGGAACCTAAAAGAGATCCCGTTCATGCCTTCTACTATTGAAAACATCGACACAGCGATCTTCAACTTTATAAAAGATGAACTGGCCCTGCAAACGGAAACAAACAAGGGCAACGTTCGCGTCCCGGTTCTTTGGGTCGCAGCAGAGCGTTCACACCAAGTAAAGAATAGAGACGACCAAGACATCCGAGACAGAAAGGGAAAGTTCATTCTCCCCCTAATGTCGCTTGAAAGATCGTCTATGACAAAAGACCCTGCCTTCAAGGGAACCTTTCAGGCTCACTTGCCTGACTTTGGCAAAGGGCTCCACAGAGTCCGCAGGGTCAATGTTCCAGCGGCGAGGCGAATAAACCAAGGTAAGACATCAAACTTTATGAATGCCTTTTCAAAGAGGCGCTATGGTGCTGGCAATGATGTGGGAGCCGGACAACTAAACTTCCCGATCAAAACAAAGACGGACAAGAGCCGTGTTGTGACCGAAACAATTTACATGCCTATTCCCATTTGGGTCAACGCGATGTACTCCCTCCGCATCAGGACAGAGTATGTCCAGCAGATGAACGACCTAACCCAGCCTTTCTATTCCTTTACAGGACAGGCTAACTCCTTCTTCATTACTAACGAAGGCCACAGATATGAAGCCTTTGTTGAGGGCGACATCTCTTACAGCAACAATGTCTCGGATCTTGGTGAAGACGAAAGAACCTACATCACAGACATCAAGTTCAAAGTCCAAGGCTATTTGATGGGCGAAGGCAAGAACGATCCAAAGCCGAAGTTTACAACAATAGAAAACTATGTAGATGTAAAGATTCCAAGAGAAAGAGTAATCTTGGGAGACATAAACACCTTCCTAGATGATGACGAAGGTTTTTATAGAGAGTAAAGGTGGTTGCTTCTATAATAGACTATTTATTATGAGAAACGCATTGTAGTATGAATGCTGCACAAGGAGACTAATAGATGCCAGTTGACAAGTTTAGATTCGTTTCCCCAGGTATTTTCCTAAACGAAATCGATCAGTCCCAAATCCCAGCCCTACCCGAGAACGTCGGCCCCGTTATCGTTGGCCGCACCGAGAAGGGACCGGGTATGATTCCAACCAAGGTCCGCTCTTTTTCAGAGTTCGTTGAGATCTTCGGAAACCCAATTGCCGGTCTTGGCGGCGTAAGTGATGTCTGGCGTGAGGGCAACTATTCTTCTCCTACCTACGGTGCTTATGCAGCACAGGCTTACCTCCGCTCTGGCGTCGGCCCTGTCACATTCATTCGTCTTGTCGGCACACAGCACCCAGATGCCAATGAAGCCGGTTACGCTGGTTGGCAGACCACAAACTCTCCAGACACAACTGCTGCCTCTAACGGCGGCCCTTACGGCTTGGTTCTTTTCCCATCTGGCGCATCGGGCTCAACTTACACTGGCACGCTCGCTGCCGTCTGGTATATGGATAGTGGCTCCGTCCCAGTTCTTTCCGGCACATCTCCTGCCGACAACCAGATTGAAGGTGTTGCAACACTAGTCAAGTCCGACGCATCTGGCCAGTTCAAGGTTCGAATTATTCAAGGGGCTAGTACAGAACTTGAGAACGTAACCTTCTCACTGAATGAGTCTAGTGACAACTTCATTAGAAAGGTCTTTAACACAAACCCACAGAAGGTCAATGCAACCATTGAAGACCCATCTACTAAGTATTGGCTAGGTGAGACTTTCGAGCGTCATCTAACTGTTGAGAGTCTTGTCCCAAGTTCAAACGATTACTACGGTGTTATTCTACCCGTTGTCTCCGGTACCACCGATATCGGCAACCACGACAAGCGTATGGCATACAGGGACGCCCAGACTGGTTGGTTCTTCGGCCAGAACCTCTCTGCCGACACCGGTAGCTACACCTACGACGGAATGCAGAAGCTCTTCAAATTTGTCGGTATCAATGGCTATGGCTCTTGGTTACAAGAGAACATAAAGATCTCCATCGACAACATCCGTGCTTCTGCAAACGAGAACGTCCCATACGGCACTTTCGATATTGTTGTTCGCAGAGCAAGCGACAGCGACCTTCGCCCGGTTGTTCTAGAGCGCTTCTCTAACTGTAGTCTTGATAAGAACTCCCCTAACTTTGTTGCCGCCAAGATTGGTGATATGCAGATGGAGTGGGATTCCGTTGAGAAGCGTTACCGCGACTTTGGAGATTTCCCAAACAACTCCAGATACATCCGTGCAGTAATGCACCCTGACTTTGATGCTGGTGCGCCAAACGAGGCTCTTCTTCCTTTCGGTGTCTACGGCCCATACCGCTTTGAGACTGTCTCTTTCCACTCTGGTAGCACAGCAATTAGTCCAACAACTGGCTTCCTCAAGGGTTCGGGCAGTGTTCCAACTGATTTTCTTGTCGACACTGGCGTTATGGTCAATGCTGATGGCACCGACTTCGGAACAGGAAGTATCGTTTTCCCAGCAGTTGGCATTCGCACAGTTGCTTCTACTCTTGCTGGCTCCGGTTCAGATGGTGCAGTACCAACTATAAACGCCTACTACGGTCTACAGGTTGGTAAGACAGCCACATCAAACGTCACCGATCCTGGCTACGCTGATTACTTAAGAGCATTTAGTAACGATATTATTTCTGACTCTGAATGGAGTGATAGTCTTGGTTTGACCGCCCGCCAGGGTTTGAGTCACCAGTGGACGTTTACTCTTGATGAGTTGGTCGTTACAACTGGCTCTTCGACTTTCGATGATGCAAACCCAACCAGTAACATCGACAGTGTTGCATGGACTACGGGTTCATATGCCAGCGGAACTTCTTGGAACGCTACTGGCTCTGGAGGCGGTACATTAACAAACGCCCGCTTCAAGAATGTCCTAGACTCCAAGATCAACCGCTTCACTTCACCAATGTTCGGCGGCTTCGATGGCCTAGACATCACAGAGCGTGATCCATTCCGCAACTCACTCTTTAGCGCTGACGTTGGAAACCCATCTGAACTGGACAGCTATGTTTACTACACTCTTCGTCGTGCAGTTGACACGGTTGCCGATCCAGAGGTTGCCGAGATGAATATTCTAAGCATCCCAGGCATCACCGAGCCAAGGGTCACTGACCACATCATCCAGACTGCCGAGTCGCGCGCTGACACGCTTGCAGTTATTGATGTTGAGGGCGGCCTTACTCCAAGGCACGAAAGTGCAAGCTCACGCTCTGCTCGTAAGGGCAACCTAAGCACTGTTCTTTCTAGCATCAAGGCAAGAAACCTAAACAACTCTTACGGTGCTGCTTATTACCCATGGGTTAAGGTCCGCGACACCATCAACGGCGTTCTCCTTGATGTTCCACCATCCGTTGTTGCTCTCGGTGTTCTAGCGAGCACAGAGCGCTCTGCTGATGTTTGGTTCGCTCCTGCCGGTTTCAACCGAGGTGGACTCTCCAACGGTGCTGGCGGCCTTCCGGTTGTCGGTGTCGAGACCAAGTTGACCTCGCGCAACCGTGACGATCTCTACGACGTAAACATCAACCCGATTGCTTCTTTCCCAGCGGAAGGCATCGTGGTCTTCGGCCAGAAGACGCTTCAGGCTACGCCTTCGGCTCTCGACCGAATCAATGTCCGTCGTCTAATGATCTTCGTCAAGCGCGGCATCTCAAGAATCTCTGCCGGAACACTCTTCCAGCCAAACGTCCAGGCTACATGGAACGACTTCAAGAGCCGTGCCACGAAGTTCCTAGACAGTGTGAAGGTTAACTTCGGTATTGATGACTACCGTG